AGTTCGGCAGCTTAATCCCTTCCATAATCACTTCCTACATCTTGAGCCTGATGTAACCGACCAAGAGATAGAAGACCTGATGGCATTTCACCTGCCTAACTTCTATGAGGCGTGGCGACAGGACTATGGTGAAGTTGCAGGTGGGATGCGTAAAGGTTGGGATGTAAAGCACAGGAAGCGACCTAAGCGTTACGAAAAGCTAATAAGCCCAGCAGAATACAATGCCAGAAAAGGCTTGTGTATAGCAAGGCTAGTAAGCATCAAAAGCAACTCCGCCCTGATAACAACAGATAAGGGTGGCGAGTTATTCCCTGCTACTGAGATTGATGTAGGGGCTGATGCAATTGATAGGACATCCCCTAAAGCTTCTGCTACTTATGTTGGAAAGAACAACCCTGCGAACGATACGGGGTCAATAGACACCATTGAGATGTGGTTTGATACTAATGGTGATGATGATGGTGCGAATGTTGAGGTTGCTACATTTTCTGCTTCTGGGAATGTCCTCACAAGCAGGGACAGTGAAGTAATTGGAACTGTAACAAAAGGTAGCAAGCAGACCTTCACTGGGAAGGATATGGATATTGCTACAGGAGACTATATTGGTATCTATTATACTGCTGGCTGGATTGAAACAACTATCGCTGGCGGGTTAGGACATTGGTATAAAGGTGGAGATCATATCCCCTGTATTTCAGAAGCCTTTATCTCAAGTGGTGGAAGAATCTTTAGTCTCTATGGCACAGGGGAGACACCACCCCCACCAGTAGTAGTCCCCACCGTAACCACCCAAGCGGTAGATAATATAGGGTTTGATTGATATGGCAGCACACGGAACTCTACACGGAAGTATCACAGTTACCGGCGGGGAGAACTGCGATGAGTGTGGTTTTGTTTGGGGCACTACCAGTAAAGGCGACCCAGGGAATGTTGCCCACGACGCTACAGCGTATGATAGCAACTGGGTAGAAGGTGGTAGTTGCGGGATTACCTCATTCAACCATATAGTAACCGGACTGGCGGAAGGCGATACTTTCTATGTAAGAGCTTGCGCTCATAACTCGGCTGGCTGGAGCTATGGGGGTGAGGTAAGTTTTGATACTCCTCAGAGTCTAGCTGCCTCAGCAGTATCCACTATTTCCTCAGTGGTAGCGGCAGCAATAGCTGGGATTGGAACTGCCCCTCTAACTGCCAGCCCAGTGGCTATAGTAAGCTCAGTTATTGCCGCTAAGCTCACCTTCGTGCTCCAGGCATCTCCAGTATCAGTGGGAAGTTCTGTTGTAGCCGCTGCTGTATCAGGAACGGGTAATGCCCCACTTACGCACTCGTCTCTGGCGGTAGCCTCTAGTGTCGTTCCTGCCAAGCTAACCTTTGTGTTGAAGCCTTCGCCTGTGGCTGTCACTATGTCAGTTCAGAGCAGTGTAATCTCTGGCAGCGGAAACGCTCCGTTAACAGCCTTGGCGATAGCAGTAACTACAAGCATAGTTGGGACTAATATAGGGTTTATCCTTAAAGCCTCTTCTGTAGCGGTGGTCACTTCCGTTGTTACTGCCAAAGTAGGATTCATACTTATCCCCTCACCACTAGCTATTACTGTATCAGTCCAGCAGGCAGCTCTAACTGCTGAAGGAGCAGCACCGCTTACTGCCTCTCCAGTAGCCGTAGCTTCCTCTGTCCAGCAGGCCATAATAATCTCATCACAATTCCTAATAGCATCTCCAGTAGTAGTAACGAGTTCAGTCCAAAACGCTTCAATATCAGGTAGCGGTGAAGCGTCATTAACTGCCAGTTCTGTGTCAGTGACTGTATCGGTGGTAGCTGCACTCTCATTTATAAACCCGCAGGTACTAGCTGTTTCGTCGGTAGCAGTAATCTCTAGCGTAGTTAAGTCCAAGCTAGTCTTTATTCTCAAAGCCAGTCCTATATCAGTCGCAACGAGCGTAATCTCTGCTGAAGTGGGCTTCATACTCAAAGCATCCCCAGTGGCTATCATGACAAGTGTTGTCAATGCCGATGTAGGGTTCATTCTTATACCTTCACCAGTAGCCATAACTATGTCGGTCAAGAAAGGGGCTATAGCAGGAACGGGCAGTGCCCCATTAACAGCTGCCCCTGTAGTAGTGGTAAGTTCTGTAGTTAATGCTGGTGTAGGTTTTATTCTAAAGGCAAGTCCACTAGCTGTTATATCTTCAGTTCAGCAAGCATCTATATCAGCTGTGGGTTCAGCACCATTAGCTGCTAGTCCTACAGCAGTAGCTACTTCTGTTGTTACAGCTGAAGTTGGGTTCATACTAAAGGCAAGTCCACTAGATATAGTCAGCTCTGTTGTTGCTGCGGCTATAGCAGGAACTGGAATAGCTCCTCTGACATTATCTCCAGTAGGAGTGGCTTCTAGTGTTGTTACATCTAAGCTAGTTTTCGTGCTGAAGCCATCACCCCTCGCTATTACTATGACAGTTCAGGCATCATCTATATCAGCTACAGGCGCAGCGCCACTAGCGGCTAGCTCTATTGGAGTTACATCTAGTGTTGTTAAGGCTGAGATAGGATTTATCTTAAAGGCCTCTCCAGTAGCGGTAATAACTAGTGTCGTTGCTTCAGAGGTAGGCTTCGTACTCAAGGCGTCACCAGTAGCTGTGACTACTTCAGTTATTACATCAAACATAATGTTTATACTTAAAGCTAGTCCTGTAGCTGTGACTACTAGTGTGTCTACTGCTAAGCTGACCTTTGTGATGAAGGCTGCTGCTACAGCGATAGTATGCACTGTTAATAACTCATCTATATCTGGCAGCGGCAATGCTCCTCTAACTGGAGCATCCGTTGCGATAACTTCATCCATAGCTACTGCGTCTATAGGTGGGACTGGGATTGCTCCTTTAATAGGTGTAGCTGTATCAGCCACATCTGGAGTTGCAGCTTCCGGAATAAGTGGTAGTGGCACTGCTCCTATGACAGGAGCTGCTGTGGTAGTAGCCTCTTCAATAGTGGCTGCGTCTGTGTCAGGTATTGGCGTAGCGCCACTTACAGCACTGGCAGTAGCTGTGGTAGTATCAATAGCAGCTTCTATTATTTATAATCGCGGCAGGTCTTTTAGAGTGGAAGTAATCACTTCTCATTATCGTGAAGTAGAATTGGCTGTATCTTATAAGCGTAATGTTGAAGTCGTAACTGGCGAAGGAGGATAATTATGGCGATAAATATAGTTACTACTTTTATAGATACTGCTACAGTCAGAGTGGTCGCCTATGTTAGAGACGATGATGACGCTCTGGTAGAACCAACTGGCGTGGAAGTATCTATATGGCTTCCTGTTGGCACTCTTGATGTAGATGGGACTGACATAGTAGTATCTGGTAGGATAGAGGATGGAGTATATGAATACTACTACCACATGGGAGTAGCCTCTGTTGCTCTAGCGGCAGGACAATATAAGGGTAGGGTAGAAGTAATTGATGGTGTTGGCGTTGACGCAGTAATAACTCCAGCCGCATTCTCTTTCAAGGTAAGATAATATGAGAATACTTTCAGCTGACCTAAAAACAGAACAGGAGAAATCATCTCTTACTCCGTATATGACTATTGAGGTGAAGTTGACTGGTGAGGGTAATGTAACCTTTACTACAGCTGATTCTCCGAACAGAATAACAGCTGTTGATGAGTGGGAAGAGCCTTATGGCGGTGGCTGCACTATAAAGATACGCAACGATAACCAGTACTTTAAGGCGCGTAACTGGAAGGGCGAGGAGGTAGAGATTGGTTGGGGCTGTGTTATGAGTGGAGGTAATGAAGTATCTAAGACACGGGCTCTATATATTATAAGTCAAAGAGATATATCTATGGAGGGACATCTTATAACTGAGTTCCTCTGTGTGGATAACTGGTCAAGGATAGCAGCTACATTACTAATCACTGCTGGAGTGGCGCTGACCGGCACTATGGAAGGCGCCTTTGAGATTTCAGAGACTATTACAGGGAATAACTCTGGAGCCACAGGTAAGGTGACTGGGGCTGGAGACGACTATGTCACAGTCATTGGGATATCTGGTGGCGGTGGTGCTGCTGAGTTTGCTACTGATACTGAGGTAGTCGGTGGCGTATCAGGAGCTAAGATTACCTCTCTTAGTGCTGCTGACCAGTCAGCTTCAGGTGGCGGTGAGTGGCCTAGAGATACTAGTATCCTAAACATAATCAAATCTATTCTGGCTGGCCTGGTAGTTGACGTAGTTGTAGACTCTGATGACCCTACTGTAGCACAGAGAATAGGCACCTATCAGCCACTACTATCTGCTGAGACTGGCACTAGGGTAAGGGGAATAGTGCGGCAGCTTCTACAGAAGGTTAAGTATGCTGCTAGGATGGAGAATGATGGTAAACTCCATATTATGTATCTAGATACATCTGACGATGCTATCAATACTTACGCCACTGACCACGTATTCAAAGTTGATATTAGAGAGGAGTCAGCTGTCCTACCTAACCAAGTCCTATTCGTTGATAGAATGCCTGACGCCACCAACATGGCTCAGTACTTTGGCACAGCACAGTCCGATGATAGAGACATTGGCGACTTCATCACTATTGAAGTAGACCCTACTATTCAGGATAATGATGAGGCGGCAGCCAGGGCAGAGTCATGGATAGCCCATAGAGAGGCAGAAGCCCACCAAGGAATAGTAGTGGCTCCTATGCATTGTGGTCAAGAGCTATACGATATGGTAGAGGTTACTGACACTAGAGCAGATGTTACTGTTAAGGGTAGAGTTGGTAGAATTGATAGGCACTTTGCTCCCGGCAGATATGAGATAGAAATTAGACTCGGTGGATTACTTACCACTCCTGGAGCAGCTCTCCCTGGCTCAGACTCTATAGACTGGGATATACAAGATGTGAGTACTACCACTCGTAGAGACACTCCGACGCTTAGGAAGGTTGTATATCCTTGGCAGTTATGGAAAGCAGTTCAGCCATATGTTACAGATATAGACTTTGCCTCTGTGGATAAAAATGAGATAAGTTGGGATGCTGGAACTATATATTTTGCTGATGGCTCGTCATTAGCCATAGATAATGAGGATGATAAGTATATCCCAAATCCTGGGTGGTTATACTTTACTGAGGGTAGTGACACTCTGACTTATACTACTTCATTTGCCGATTGTGTAGCGCCTACTCATGGATTAGTAGCATTTGTAGCTCCTGGTGCTGAGACTGGGAAGACTGCCCTTGTCTGGCCTGCTGCGGGCAAGGAGCCACTACTCAATGCTGATGTAATTACTTGTATGACTCTGTCAACTTTGACTGCTAATGTAGGGACTCTAACTGCCGGGATAATAGATGGAGTCGTTGTGTATGGAGGCCCTAATAGGGAGGTTACTCTTGATGCCAGCGGCGTAAAAATAACAGGACAATTCCTGAACTTCATTTATGGGGAAGATACTAACCATTTCATCTGGGCTACTGCTACTGGGCTTTGGATTCAAGCTGGCAGTGGTAAAGACGTTAATCTTAGTCCGCTAGCAGGAGTTATCAAGTGCCACAGTAATACTATTCCCAGTGGAGCTTACCGCCTGGGCACTCTTGCTGACCAATGGTATGGGTGCTATGTATCGGGTCGAATGAAGGCCCCAGTAGGAACGAACTATTATGATTAGGAGGCAGCAATGAAAAGACTACTTGCGGTTTTACTTGCAGGAATAATGTTGATAGGAGGTTGTGTTATGGCAGCGCCAACAGTTCAGACAGTAGAAGCAGAGGGAGTAACCAATACAGAGGCAATCCTAAGAGGCTATTGCTGGGGACAAGGTGATGGCGCAATGCCATACATAATCTTCCGATACCAAAAGACTGACCACTTGGAATATCCTCACAATGGAGATGAGTGGACTGAGTATAAATCAGCCTTAATTGGTTATTATGCTCACAGGATTACTGGGTTAGACCCTGACTCTGACTACTACTTTGAGTTTTGTGGGCTAGATGTAGCTAACTGGAACTACGGTGGTGAAATGCTACTCCATACTCGTGCTGGCGCTCCAGTTGGGACAGCAGGTCATTTCTGGGTAGAGGGAGATTACTGGTGTTATTTAGATGCTGCTGGTTATAAGAGAAAGATTAAAGGCGTGGGCTAAATGAGTGTAATTAAAGTTCAGAATCCAATAGTCCATATTCCTAGCTTCCCAGTATTTATGGAGAGACGGTCTACTGTGGTAGCTCAGCTTGCTGATATCGGAGTTACTCCATTATGCACTGACCAGCCTATGGATGGCTGGATATATTATACTACACTGGAGTACTGGGGGAAGATACTATGGGACTTGGTATTTAAGGGTAACCTCTATAAGGAGGATATATTCAACTGTGATAAGTACGGACTCAAGGGCTACATTACCTGCTGTGAGAGATACGGTCTCAACTCATTCTTCTTAGCTATAGGAGATATGCCGCTGGGTAGGCATGGCTGGAATCTATTCTACTATGGTCAAGGCTTCCTACAGTTTGAACCGAATGACTCTTTTGAGTGGGCTGGTAGCCCCTTTGGTATAGGTGAATACGGATACTATCCAGATAAGATACTAATTTAGAAAGGAGGCAACTGGTGAATAAGAAATGGTATCAGAGTAGGAAGTTCTGGCTTGCTGTCGGCTCTGCTATGAGCATTGGGCTTGCTGATGCTTATGGATTTGAGCTTAACCCTGAAACTATCGCTACTATAGCTGGTATAGTTATAGCGTGGATAGTGCGTCAGGGCACTACAGACGCTAAGGTAAGTGGCTAATGGAGAAGTAGAAGGAGGTGCTTAGATGATTTTAACTGACGCAAGGAACAGACTACTAATAGACATACACGATTTGGACAAGGACATAGTATCTGTCCCAATGCTAGATAGAGCTATAAGCAGAGCTGTATCAGATATGTCAAAGTTTCTACCAAGAGAGTTAGTGTATGAGACAACTCTAGACTTTAAGGTAGACGATGAGCCGTGGACTAGTGCTGCTGCCGCTGGGACAGATGTAGAACTAGCATATAAGCCTATTAAGTATAAGTCTGAGACAGTAGTAAACAATGCTGGAACTACAGTCATTAGAGACACTGACTACACTATTGACTACACCAACGGCAAGATAACTCATATATCTGACGGAGACATAGGAGATGCAGAGGACTGTACTATATCCTATAGTAAGTCCGCAATCATTGTAGATGTAAGCTCTATCGTAGACGACATGGTTAGGATAGATAGGATAGAATATCCTAAAGGCAAAGTTCCTCAGGAGTATGTTACAGGTGAGTTATGGGGAGACCTACTTACAGTAAAGGCTGGAGCTATGGATACTCAGGAGTCCTTATCAAGTGGTGAGCATCTCGCAGTATACTACTCGTCTAAGCATACTCCTCCAGACCTAGAAACAGCAGGAACATATCCTGACTTCCTAGATGACACTATACTGCTAAACGCAAGCGCATACATTCTATTCTCTTTAGCAGCTAAATACAATAGACTAGCTGTTACAGATTTGGCATCGGCTAGAATAAGACTCAGTAGTATAGCTGCTGTGCATGCTCTTGCTGACACAGCATTAGATGCTGCTGCTACTGCACTGGGAGCGGCTACCACAACTATGGCAGCTGCCAACACTTCTACATACTTGACTGGCGATGACGCTCCATCTACTAAGAAGTATCTCGGGGACGGAGACGCATATCTAAACTCAATAGATATAGGAGAGAGAGTAGCTGAGAAGCATGCTGAGTATGCCCAGCGCTCTACTGAGATAGCACTAGCTTTCATTCAGTTAGCTACTGAGCATAACACCAACGCTACCAGCTATAACACTGAAGCATCTGGCAGAATAGCTGAGATTGATAGATATGTAGGCGAAGCAGCTAGATATGAGAGCCTAGCAGGCCAAAATATCCAACTAGCAAAGAGCTTCAGAGAAGAGGCTATTGAAAGAAGGAATGAAGCCTGGTCTATATGGAGAGACCCAAGACAATTTACTGGGATGCAGTCTGCTTCTCCTATGAGGCAGACCAGTCACTAAGCCAGCTACTGCTGGGAGGCACTGGAGTGGTGTAGTTGCCGCGCTTCTCTAGTGCCTCAGGCTTTTATAACTATCCGTGCGGAAACCCGATACCGATTTGCTGGATAAACCGTCAGATTTTGATTTGGTGGGTTCATAGTACTAGTGACTTCAACTCGTCTGGCATATCGCTCTTGTTTATTACACCTAAGCTGATTAGACCCTTAAGTGACTCAGCTGCTTCAGCCTTATTGGCTTCCTCTATATCTATGTTTTCCTCTACAACTCTTCTGCTAAGCTTACTATCTTGTCCAGCGGCAGGATATATTTTTATAAGCTGAGCATGTAACTTCTTATGGCAGCTACTACATACTGGCTCTACATTACCCATTTCATTCTTACCGCCAGCATACAGTGGGATAGTATGATGTATCTCAAGGCGGTGAGTAGCTCCACAGTAAATACATCTCCCGCCTAGATATGTGAGTACTAACTCTCTCAGGCTCCTAATATCCATATGCTCCTCCTCATCCCTCAGTTATTATAATACGATGAATACAGTTACTAACAATGAATACTATAGCTGATATAAACATACCTACAACTATGACATCAGCTATAAATTGAATTCGTTGCTTCCTTCTTTTCCGCTCCCAAGGGTCTATATACATTAGTGCCACCTCTTTGTTTTCTCAACTGCAAATGGTATTCTTACTGGAGATATAGTCTCTAGCTGTTCTATGGGGAAGTCTATGTCTCCGTCACAAGATATAGAGTCGTGGACTGTCACAGCTAGAGGCAGATGCTTACACATTATAATAGCTCTCTTCATTATCTCTCCATCAGAGCCAAGTATGGGATAGTTAACAGCCTTCCTCTTCATAGCCTCTACATTCAACTTATCATATCTAGTATACTCATCAGGTATAGCAATCTCTCTTCCAAACAGAGTTGGCAGAGCCTTCCCATGATTTAAGCCATACCTCTGCGCTTCCCTTATCCACTCAGCTGCGTCTCTGTAAGTATCAAACCAGTCATCTATAAACTTAGAACATTTGTGCAGGTCTCTTATCTTAGCGCTGACTGACACTGCCCAGGGTGTAGCTCCATACGGTATGGCGAAGTTAATAGTCTTGGCTAATCTCCTAGATATGTTCAGCTCCTTAGCAGTCTTCATATGGATATCTCCACCATGCTCACCCTCATAATATACTCTCTGCATTTCCCGGTCTTCGCTCATATGCATTAGTATTCTCAAATGTTCTTGGCTGAAGTCCCCAGTAGTATATACTCCATTGTCTGGTTCAAAGATATATCTAATGTCAGGAGGAATGTTCTGCATATTCCTGCGGCTACTCTGTATGCGTCCTACAACTATGTCAAGAGAATATTCAGTGTATATTCTATCCTCGCTGGCTAATGGCTTAATGTATGTTGTGAGTAGTTTGTTAGCCTTTCTAAAGTTTAGAACGATAGCAGCTATAGGGTCGTCCAGAAACTCCAGCTGGTCAACACTCACCTGTAGACTCTTTCTGCTTCTTGTGAGTTTTAGGAAGTTTCCTCTCTTAGCTAATATGTAGCCAACTTGCTGATTGCTAGCAGGATTGAAGTCCTCTTCCTCGCATAGCTTTCTATAATACGCCACATCCTTCTCAAGCTTAGCTTCTATAATGGTTCTGTCCTCTTGATTAACTTTTAGCCCCTTAAGACTCATATCTATTAGTATCGGAATAACTGCCATCTCTATGTCCATGTAAGCTGGGTCAATGTCAGGAACGTATTTGTTATACAGTGCTAGAGTAGCCTTTGTGTCAGCAGCACACTTTGCTGCCACTACGTCCTGAGGAACTTCTAACATTGTCTTAGCGCCATACTCATTCATAACATCCCCAGCATTCTCCACAACCTTCCCAACCTCTGGGGCAAGCTCACTTAGCTTGGTATCAGCCTTGCCAAGTAATCTAGCCATTACATTAGTGTCAGCTATGTTGGTCCTATCTATGTCTCCTATAAGTGGAAATGCTCTGATGTCAAATATAGCATTATGGAATACTTTCTTAATCGCAGGGTTACGTAGTAGAGGCCATACAAGTTCAACCTCTCTATCCAGCTCTGGGTAAGTGCGGAAATACCAAGCTTCATCTGGAGACGTGGCTATAGCAAAGCCAATGGGCATCCTCTCCTTCAATGAGATAGTCTCAGTATCTATAGCTATAACTGGTGGAGGAGAGTTTACTAGCTGCTTATTGAGCAGCTCCTTAGAGACTGTATTATGTCCGTAGTAAGTTACTCCCAAACTTCTTTCCTTCCAACTGCTCTTGCTATACCAGCAGCCTTCATTAGCTGACTACACTTAACACATGACTCAACTGACCTGTTAAGATTATCATAGTAATACATTGTAGCACCATCTACAGACAACCCAAACTTTGCAGCAGCAGCAATAGCATTGGTCTCAGCGTGAATTGCTCTTTGGCAATGACCATTCTCCATCAAGCATCCTATGTCGTCACAGTGACGCTCTCCAGCAGGAGCGCAATTGTAGCCAGTAGATATTATTCTATTGTCTCGTACTATAACTGCTCCTACCATAGCTCTTGGGCAGGTTGACCGCTCAGATATAGTCTGTGCCACTTCCATAAAGTACTCATCCCATGTTGGTCTAACTCTTTCCATCTACTTCCTCCTTTTATTGCCTCTATTGGGCTTATCCTGCAACTTCTTCATTATATTGTAGCCTGCTTCCTGTGTATCTAGTTCTGCTCTATAGCGGTGGCTCCCGTTCAGAGCTACTGGGAATGATAACGCTACATTTGCTCTCTCAGCTTTCTCTATCATAAATGGTTTAATAAGGCTAATAAACTCTTGAGCTTTAGTCCCGTGAACAGCCCATCTGTTCATTATACCTTCAGGCTTAAAGCTATTGCGGCTTTGTTTGAACGAATTTGTTCTACCTCCGAAATTGTCTTCCAGCCAGTGGATGACTGCTGGGTTTTTCATAGATACAGTAACAGTGATGCCAAAGTGTCCGCCAGTTCTTCGGTCAATCTGTATGGAACCTTCTCCGTCTACTATTCCAGCAGCATAGCCTAGCTCTGCATCGGCTAGTTCTATCATTTTGGTTTCCTCATTATAATTATGTTCTCCTCATCAACTACTAGGTCTCCTCTGGCACGCATAAAAGAGGTGTATGCAGACCCTGGAGGAAGCCACTTATACCAGCCTAATAACTCAAAACCAGCTCTCTCACAGTCTCTTTCCGCTCTTTCACTCAGCTTCATTTCCTTTCCTTTGTCTATGTGATTTTTGATGATAATGGTAAGTGTTCCTCCAGGTGGTAGCGACTGTAAGACTTTCTTATAAATCCTCTCCATCTTCTGATGGTAGAGGAACTCATTAAGGTTACCTACATTCTCAGGGTTCTTACTATACTTCAGCAACCCTTCACCCAACATCTCTCTACTCAGTTTATCTAGACTGTCCTTCTTCATTATGTTGGAGTATGGTGGAGAGAATATAACATGGTCAGCGATTGATAGCGGGAGCAGCTTCAGCGCATCTCCCTCAATAATTGTAATCATACTTCCTATTCCTGGAGCAATGTCTTCAAGTGACTTAGCTCCCTGCTCTAAAATATCAATGTAGTCTTTCTCAATATCAATACAGACTACTCTCCTACCGATGAGAGCTGCTGTCATTATACTACCAGTCCCAGCCATTATATCCATCACAGTTTCGCCTTCGGAACTGACGAACTCTACTATAGCCTGAACCATATAGATATTAGCCTTAGCCGGGTGCTCAGATAAGTTAAGCAGTGGGAATAATTCTTTACGGTATTGAGAGTCCTTAGGGAATAGAATTAGCCTATCATCGTTTACTGGATAGTCGGCAGCAAACATCTTTTCCATCTTTCTTCTCCTTATCTCTACCTATCCATTCAGTATCCTTTAGCCACTTCATCCCGCACTTAGGGCAGCGGAACAGAATATTATCTTTGTCTGAAGTATGCCATACTAAAGGCACCTTACATATAAAGCAGTACGGAATAAATGCTAAGTGGAAATTACTCCATATACTTCTTAGCCCATTAGCAATTCTCATAGCATCATGACTTACACCTACTACTTCAGGCGGAGTTGTTCTCGGTAGTCCTATAGTATCTACTCCCTTTGTCTCAGTCATTTCTTATCTTCCTTAGCATGCTTATAGCCGTGAACAAAAGCGTCAATAAATAACCTTTCAGTTACTCTCATCTGGTCCTGAAGTACTGACTCTATCCATATCCAATGCTCCTCACCTTGTTGTCTCAGTGTCTTCTTTGGCGGTGTCATATTCTTTTTCTTTCTATATCATTCATCTGACCTGCCCAGTGCTTCTAATAGTTTAGCGGCTAATACTTTTCCGATACCATCTATCTCGCATAACTCAGATGCTTCAGACATAATTATGTCAAAGACTGTATTGTATTTAGCGGCAAGTTTAGTAGCCTTGTCCTCTCCTATACCTATCTTGTATGCGAGACTGAGAGCCATAAGTGCTTTAACAAAAGGGTTCTGGTCTTTGATATGGATACGAGGGCGGTAGTATCTGTTAAGAGTAGAATGCTCATCAGGAGGTTTCTGACAACTCTTATATATTGCTGATAAGAGTCTGGCAGTTCCAACAGAGTTCTCGGTATAGTATGTTCTGACGCCAACCTGGTCTAGTTGAAATAGCCAGGCAAATAACATAGCAGAACTAACATCCCAAGCGTGCTCACCATGTATGAAGCCATTATCTGCCACCTTGTAACTGAACAGAGTGTTAGGCCTTGATGCTCGCTTAATACTGATGGAGGACTTCCTCTTGTCCCTCCGAGTTATTGGAGCAGATGTGATGATGCCTTCTATTATCTGGTAATTCTCATCAGCACTTTCATAATAGCGTCTCAGCTCATCCTCCATTGAGTCAATGTTAGATAGCAGCTCTCCAGCTTGGACTCTACCAAACTGTCTAGTCTTACCGTCCTCACCACCAAAGTAGTAGTCACTCCTCTGAGACTGATTAAGAGGTAAGATAGTAACAGGGGCAGACTGTTTTAGTAGTGATACTATATCATTTGGCTCAGCAGTATCAACTAATATAATGTTACACCATCCTCTGATTCAGTGAGTGCATCTCTGTTGCCCAGAATCTTCTTTTTTCTACTATATTGGCTGGAACTTCGTGCCCTAACCCGCCTCTAAACTTAGGTAGGCTTAGATACTCTAGCATAGCTGCTACTTGCCTTGATTTGACCTTTATATATGGCTGAATATCCATTGCTAAGGTTCCAACTTCCTTTGCACACGAAGCATCAAATGTAAAGTACGGGCGCTTCCCATCTCTATGGTACTTGCGAACTCTTCCTTTATATCTCTCTCCTATAAACTGCACGGCATATTCGTCAGTCATGCTAACTACAATAGTGCAAACGAACGATGGAGTTTTGCATCTCCTTGTAGACGGTCTGCCTCTTTCAGTTATAAGTAAGCATCCTTCGCCATCTATAATCCCTGCAATATAGGCCTTGTCTGTTTCGGTCGCTAGTATCACGACATTGACTCTCTCAAGTCCATTATGCCTTGGTAGCTGGGCTGTATAGCTAGCCCTATAGCCTTAGTCCCAAGACCCTCCAGACCACACCTAGTTATCTTTGAAGTTACCTCACCTTTACTATCCGTCTCTACCCATATCACAATATCTACTAATCTCTGGGTATCCTTGAAACCGTCTGGCTCAATCTCGTCAGTCTTGTATGACTCTATACCTTTGTCAGTTACCTTTTCTTTGTAGATATTTCTTGGGTAGTGGGTGAGAATAAGATGTTTACTATAACTTCGGGCAGTATAAATGAGAGTCCTCATCCTATCATTTGGCTCGGCATACTCAATAGGCTGTAGTCTCTCCCTCAAGTCATTATCATTTATGTTGCCCTTGACCTTTGCTGTCTGTATTTCCTGCAGCTCTTGTAATCTTCCTCTATGGCAGATAGTCCATAGCTGAGTAGCCGAGTCAATAACAATAGTCTTTACATTCTCATCATTGACGGCCTCAACAAAGTCAATTACTATCTGTTGCCATACTTCCTTGATGCCAAATATCTTCTTAGGGAACTTGATAGTTACTCCTTCTTTCTTGACACCTAGAAGCTTCTCCATCTGTATTGGAGTTGGGTATGGCTTGGACTTAATACCATCTGTGTCTATTCTCCAAGCTGCTCTATCGTAGCCACCAACATCTAAGTCAAAGTGGATTATTGGTCTAGGCCAGGTTAGAGCCATAGTGGACTTCCAAGATTTCTCTTGCCCCCATAGTGCTGTTATCATATTAGCCTCCCAACTTCTTTCTCATCTTCTCTTCCTCATTCTCCTGTCTTTGAAGATGATAGACGCCAAGCAGACACATAAAGATTGACTTGTGGATAGTGTCATCGTTTATTATCTTCTCTTCAAAGCCTTCATCGTCGTCTCTGCCTATTCTAAGAAGCCTTGACTGCTTAACAGGGTGTCCCATCTCTTCTATTATAGCCTTGTATCCAGCCACTTGGTAGTTATGTTCCTTATACAGAGCCTTGCCAGTCTTGAAGTCAATGAGAGTAGGAACTCCATCTAATAGACAGTATAGGTCTGGTGTCCCTCCATATCTCATCTCGTTAGATACAAGTGGCATCTCAACAATCTTGGGCTCTACCTTATGAGTCTTCTCCCAGGCTAAATATGATGCGAAGCAGTTGTTAGCAACATCAAGTTGGTTTGGTGAGTAGTCAAGTGTCATTGCTAACTCTTCTTTGATATGGCATAGTATAAGATAATGAGTTAATGTTCCTATATCTGCCAGAGCATCTGCATACTTGGAGCTATCAATTCCCTTCAGTCCAAGGTTATTAGCCCATTTAATAAGTTGAGGCTTGGCTAATAGCCCTGTAACTGTGGTTACTCCCGGCACTCGGTTGCCATTGGAGTCCTTATATATAGTGTGTGCTTTTGTCTTATCTCCTGCCATGTTGCCCTCCTTGAGAGTGAACTTGCTGGCTCGGCTTCCCTCCCCCTTATTGAGCCGATAGGTCGGGACACCAGCAAGCTATTCTCATATTCTATTACACCTTATGGAATGTGCCGTTCTCGTCCTCGGTGAACTCCTTCAGCTGTATCAATGAAGCGATGAAGGACTTATCAGTTATGGCTCTTTGGAGGTCTGTATCCTTTCTGATAACTGGGTCAGCATAGGCAGCTTTGTTGAACTCAGCTCTGGTCTTGCCGTCCAGAATCTCTTTGGCTCTGTCGCCAGCTGAAGCAATAGCAACGCCAGCACCGGCTCCGTCCAGTGAATATGCTTGCCAAGGACTACCTATCATATCCTCACCAGTTACCTTGTCCTTACCATAGACATGGCCTACCTTCATCTTTAGTCCAACAGTCTTACCAATGCAATCCTTAATATCCTCGTCTTCTGAAAGCAGTTCAGCCAGTGAGTCGCCGAATATTCCCCATCCTGACTTCTTTTTGTTACTGAGTTTGATAGCCAGTGATGCTGTTGGGAAGTTATACGGCTCAACAGACTCTACAACTTCCACATCGGTAAAGTTCATAACGACTACAGTTCCGAACTGTCTATCCTCTGGGTAGTACTCCTTTAGTACTCCAGTGAACTGCCTTAGCGGAGTCCCATAATCCGAATCAGTCAGTCCTCTCACACTCACAAGTTCTTCTCCCATCTTCTTCTCCTTAATATTTATTTACTATATACACTGATAACAGTTATTACTACCTCAATGTTTCACCTCCTTGTTGTATTATATATCATACCATATAGCAACCATAGATGTCAAATGCCAGTATGCTAGAGTAAATATATATAATAAATAATAACATATAATAATATTATCATATATACATTTTAATATATCTACTACTCATACTTAGGCGGTTCATCAGGATAGTTCTTAGTATATCCTTCATCTTCATTTACTATTGGTGGATATAACTTCTCAAGATAAGCCTGGTAGTCTCGTTGCTGTGGGGATAGCGGAAGTCCGAGAACCATCATAACGTGATACATTGTGAAGTTAGTTCCCTGTGTCTTAGCAACAAATGCCTGTCCTGACATACTCATATCATACCTCCTCTTTCAATGGTATTACTGCTACATAGACATCAGACAGTCTAAATTTATCACATTCACTATGCTCTTCCAAGCAGGTGTCCAAATTCTCACAATATCCACAGATTGATGCTGGCAACTCCCTCTCCACCTGTATCACTACACCTTGAGAGGCGAGTTGTTCCACCGCCGACTCTGCCATTCTATTGGTATCGCAAGGCTTCTTGCTTATTCCAATGTTGTAGGCAATCTCTAAGCGTGCCGCTATCCCGTGTCGTATCTCTTCTTGCTTGGTCATCACTCCTCCTTCAAGTCTCTTATTGTCGGCTCACCCAACTCAAGAGCGGCCTGTCTTATTATACAAGGTTGTAGAGTGCTTCTATCCCATCTAACCTCAAAGTCTTGTAGTATTGTCTGAGCATTACGGGTAAGAGAGAAGCTAACACCTACTTCGTTAGCACCAGTAAAAGGATTTGTAACTTTCAGTCTTATCATAGTATCACACCAGTTATTCCAATAGCTACTACCCATAGCTTCCTCAGCGCCAAGGTCTACTACATCACCACCTGCATCAACTCGGGTTAGCCTTGAGTGGTGGATAAGTACTAGAGAAATATGATACTTATCTTTTATCTCATCTACATTATCTTGGAACTTCTTAACATCATACTCATCAGAGATATGGCCTGCCATAAGTTTATACAGAGGGTCAAGGATTAGTACTATATGTTGACTAGGACAACGGGCCTGGACTTCTTCAATGTCCTTAGCTATAGCCATCTTCCCCATAGATGTATCAAGCTTGACTCGTTCCCTTGGAGTCCGGAAGAATATATCTGGAGAGTATTCTCCAACATTCTTTGCAAACTTAGCTACTCTTTCGCGGTCAATAGCTTTTGGAAGCTCTACCTGATACTTAATAGGCACAGCCTTAGTTGTCTTGTATCCAAACCAAGGAGTTCCATTAGCTATAGAGAATGCGGTATAGAGGGATAGCATTGACTTCCAAGACTTAGCTTGTCCAAAAATTATTAGGCGAGTTTCCGGAAGTAGTATGCCATCTTCAATAATACTTATTTGCTTCTCGGGTTTCCAGCTGAGAAGCTGACCTATACTATCGACAGGCATTAGATTTTACAACTAGTCGGTTATTTCCACTAGCCCCTTTCCTTCTACGTTGTATATCTTACATTCGCCTTCGTCTATACCGCACTTAGGACAGTAGTCTACTGGTTCTACATCACAGTTTTCAGGGTTGCCATGAGAGATGTAGCCATGAGTCATGTCAGCTGAGTAGCCTTCCCAGCCACATGGACACTTGACCCAATGAGTCTTGTCATTCTGTCTACTTAACATTTTATCCCTCCTACTATTGGTGTTCTTACTATCAGTCGCTTGCCGCTCCACCCAATGGTTTCCCATCTTCGTCCCTTCAACTTAATAATCATATGAAGCTTAGGCTCACCATGAATTTCAATACCGCCAACCTTAATTTCTACCCAGCCAACTTCAAAAACTTCCCAATTCTTTACTACTAACTTTTCTTTCATCATTACCTCTTAGGCTTGATATAGTATTCACAGTCCTTACAGAAATCCCTCCCAGTTACTTCAAAGCCCATAAGTGCCCAGCATCCCATCACTCCGTCCACAGCGTTAGGATAACCACACCAGTCAGGTTGGGGATAGTCCTTAGCAGCTTCCCCCCAAGTCATCTTGGGCAATCCTTGAAACTCCGCCTCCGTTAATTCGTGAAAACACTTAATCATTTCTACCTCCTGATATAGGGTTAGTGCCACCGCAAGCTAAAATTGTAAGTGAACTCTAAATCTTTTATCCTACTCCACTCCTTCTCGCCCATTAGTTTGCGGATTAACCACCATCTTAATCTCTTCATCATCTCTTCTCCTTAAATAGTCTCCAGTCGTAAAAACAGTCTCCACCCTGGCAATGTCAACCGACTCTGCTTCGGGCTTTATAGATATTGTTGGTATAGTAGTTGTTTCAATCAGCTTACCCTCATCAGGCTTTGGCTCTGGGACAAATCTTACCTTTTCACCACCGAGTAGGCACATCTCAATATAGCTTATTGTGTGAGATTGCTCATCGTTCCAGCCAATGAAGTAATATGAGTGTCTGCCCCAGGGTGGTATCCATCCCTGTTCTATTAGCTCTATCTCTGTTGGTTTCTCTACTGCCTCTCTCTTATCACTCATTTGAACCTCCTCTTTATGAGGACATACTTTGCTTTATAGTAAATGGCAACATAAGAATACATAGCGGATAGAAAAATCATTGTCATACCAACAACTAGTTGTGTTAGTGCCCCCTCGTTAGTTGTTATATCCCACAGAGTCATATCTTCTAACTTTTCCCAGTCCTTCATCACTCCCCTCCTTTCCTATTTATTCATCCCCCCTGCTGGGGCTGGTTTAAGGCTTTTTCTCACTGGTATTTCACAGCCGAACGGAGAGTTTCCTCTTTATCCTGCCACCCCAGCAGAGGGTTTGTGCTGGCTCGGTCTTTATGAACTGCCTGTCAGTTGCGTCTTGTCTCGTCAGACAGACGGTAGCTAGCCAAGTCAGGTTTAGGCATCCTGTCAAAATAATTATCAAGCCCTGCCCTCATGTCTTCAAGCGCCTTGTCTAGCTCCCCCCTAACTCCAAGATTGTAGTTTCCTTCTTCGTTGCTGCTGCTTTGTCTACTGCCATTTCATTACCTCTCTTTATTTATTCAAACTGCGCAAAGAACTCTTTATCATCAGCCTCAGATACCACTTTCCTCCACTTAGATACAGTAGAGTAATCTATACCAAGTTGTTTACTCGTTGCCCTGACTGTCCCCTTGAATATAAGTTTCTTTAGACTGTTATGGAACTTCAGCTCTACATACCTCATTAGACGAGTCTTATGGAAGATAGCAGGGACATCATCATAAGTGATAGGCTTACGAGTGAGATGCTGAAGCTGGACACCCCGAGTCTTCAGTATCTTTCTCTTAATGTCACCAGATTTAGTCGTCATTTATCTCCTATACGGTAGTTTAATATCGGGGAAATAATGGCGGGCATCTGCCTCACTTACCTTATTCCCAAACTTTGCTACATGAGCGTACGCTTTCTCCATTGGAATGTCTACTGGGCATCCACCAGAGTATACTGCCCAGTCCCTGCCGTGATTGATAGCTGCTGTGATAGCACAAGCATAGTAGTTGGTATTACAGTATCTCGTTCCTCGTAATTCTCTTCCTTCTCCTGCCATCATGATACCTCCTTATAGCATCGGTGGATTTATTCTCCCATCAAACCAGACTGATACGCCCTTGAAGTAGAGGACTATGGGTATTAACCAGAAGAGTATAAAGATTATTATCCATTTTACTGGCACTCCCCTCACGCTAATATAGCCTTAGGTTGGTGTGTCTTATGTCCTCCTCTAGTTCTTCTTATCTGCCGAGCTGCACAGGCTGTGCTGTCCTGGCACACATAGTAGTTCTCCTCAATCCCAGGTATCTTCACTAAGGTTACATTGGATGCCTTACATCGTCGGCACACTGCCAATCTTACTGGCAGCTTATCTTTAGTATGATGCATAGTTAGACTCCTTCCTAATTCTTTTAGCCCTGTCTCTTAGCTCTATAGTATCACTTATTATCGTAGCGGTCAGAGCCAGAAGTTTAAGCCTGATACCGTCTACTATGGCGATGATTTCTTTTATCTCTCTATCTCTAATGTTCATCATCTCCCTCTTTTAACTCGTTATAGTTCATAGCAGGGATTAGGTCTCTCACATCCCACTCAGTATTACAATTAGGACAGAACCAGTGCTTCTCGTCTGTAACAGGCATAGGACGATATCTCAGCGTTGAGAAGCATAGAGGGCAGTGATGACTTAGTCCTGTTAGTGAGTCTATATTGTCCTCACTTATTTGGAAGTAATCTTGTGCTTCAGAATGTGCGGTGTCTTCCATTTTTAGCCTCCTCAACTGTTTTAGCACTAAGTATCTTATCCATCTTCTCATCAATACGAGTGCTCATTAGTTCATAGTCATCGTAACTCTTAGGCTTATACCCGGAAGAAGATAATAGAACTAACATTGTGCTTGTGACTTTAGCGCATCCTAACTCTGAAGGGCAGCCTACACATGAATTGTAATTCAGCCTCTGCTCTACACATACCTTGGTGTCTATATCTACTCTATCTCCAGTAGATATCCTGACCATTTCAGCTATCTCTTCTGTGGTTTCGCTCATGCTAATCCTCTTTCTTATCTTCTAACATATCGGGTCTACTTATAAACCTTGTTGGGTAGCCCTTATTAGTGATAGAGTTAGCACACTCGCAAGAGTTGATTCCGCAGTGTCCGTAGCCACTATCCTCAAATACCCAGTTCCCACACTCTTCATAGCTACCACGCCAACTATTTACTTCATCCATGTTCTACTCCAGTTGGAGGGCTGGGAGGTCAAGGCCTACCAATACTGCCTTTGTTAATCTACTATGGTGTTTGACCCTCACATTTTCTACCCTCCATATATATCATACCATATAGTTGTCCAGGTGTCAACTGCGTTGAACTGGTCAACACCTAATAAACATCATCTCAGCTCCTCCTTCTGTGCCTCTACCCTCTCACCGGTCTCAAGGTCGATTAAGAGGAGAGGTAACTGTTTTCCTCTATACCTCCATTTATGTAGTAACTGCCACCATCTCGGTTTATCTACAGTACGGACAATCTTGAATGTCTTTCCCTTATGATGCTTGTTAGCGCTGTAAGGATACTCTAATGTCATAGCCCCAATCCTCTACTATCTATTACCACCCCATTTGCTTCCCAGTCAAGCCCATACAATTCAAGCTCAGGCTTATCTTCCCAATCAAATGTCTCTCTTGCTAGTTCAATGGCCTCTGCCTTGTTGTCAGCGTCTATGTCATACTCAAATCTAGCCTTGCCAGTTACCCTATACAGCATAGCTTCCCTCCTTATACCTTTAGACCTAATGCTTCCTCCAGTGTATTAGGAAGCATCTCCCATAGGTCATCGTCTAAGTAGTCCTCCTGCGCTATGTAGCCACCAAACTCAGCAGCTATGTTCTCTGCTCGGTCAGTCAGATACTTAAACCCTTCAGAGTCTGGAACTTCCATGTTGTCCTCCAGGTGCTTGTAAAGCTCCTCCTTGTTCTTAACTTCAGTGTAGTAACAGAACCCTTCCATAATGTTCCTCCATTATTATTTACTCGCATGCTCCAGTATAGCGTATGACCATATCTCTTGCTCTGACTCTACATCATACCAGAGAATCCCGCCATTCTCACATTGTTCTCTGAGTTCGGATAATGATTTAGTATGAGTATCATTCACTTCAAACATCTTGGTAATACTGACCGCTACCTTCATGGCTACCTCCTTTCTGAAGCTGCGTACTCCTCCAACTCATCTAAGCTATATATATCCTCCGCCTCCATTGCTCCCTTCATCAAGCTAAGCATCTTATGACCCAATTGCTTCGCCTGCTCCTCGGCTATCTCGTCCATTGTTCTAGCGACCATTAGCTACCTCCTTTCATTTAGATTTTGCCTTATAGATTGTTAACTTATTTATCAGTGCTCGTATCTCCCGCCCCGCTTGGCCTAGTGTCATTGGCGTCTCCTCAACCGGGAACCTGATACCCAGTGCCACGCAGAGACGAGTGATAGTTATCTTCTGTCTTGCTGTAGCTGGTGTTATGTCTCTACTGTCCATAGTGATACCTTCATCCAGTTAATTCTTACCACTCCACTCCTGTTTTAATCCTCATGTTCTACTCCTCAAGCAGTAGTTGAATAAGCAGGTCGTGAACATCAATAAGGACATCTCCTACAAATGCCTCGTCTTTGATTAGTATAGGATTGTCAACATTGTCAAAGCTATAGGAGTCATCTATGTTCTCAAGCAACTTGACAAGGTCAATCATCCCATTAGGACTAGTTTTCATTGGCTACCTCCTTTCCCATAGTAATTTATTATATTGGCTATGCTATGCCGCTCGATAGTTGTTCTACCCTACTACTATACTACTCAGCCCGTCAGGATTATCAGGATAGCCACAGTAAGGACACCACTTGCCGTTTGGCGCTTCAGCGGCTGGGAAACCACAACCATTACACCGCTCACCCTTCCGCTCAAGCTTTGACCAGTACGGGTCGGACCTAACCCAGCGAAACTTATTTAATATCCTCATTGGACACCTCCGCTAATTATTTCGAGCGGCATAGCATAGCCAGCATATTCAATTGTTAAGGTTCGTTATGTATTCCTTCCCTATTTAATCCTCATGCATTCAATCACTGCCAAGGAGGCAGTTTGAATGCTATCTGCTCATCCAACTTGTCAATAATTGCTTGGTAGTCAGGGTTCTTATGCTTGCCATTTTCGTCAAACTCATCAGGGCAGGCATCTAACCAGCTGGTAAATGCTTCCCTGATTGTTTTCAAATCATTAAGTGTGAACATAACATACCTCCTTCCCTATTTCATTCTCATACCTAAGTATACCACATAGCAACATCAATGTCAATATGTAGTTGATTGTGTCAACATAGCCCGGATACGGCGTGGCTCATTCGTGCGTGGACTAACCACCTAATTGAGTAAAATTGAACAAAACTGAAGCAAAATGAAAGGGCTAAGCTGGCAACTCACTTAGCCCGTTCACATTATGCTAACTTAAACCTTCTGCTTTCAGCAACCACATTCGGACCTTGTAGCGAGAGTTTCCGTCAGTGTCAGAGTCGTAGGCCTCCTGGAAGGTAGCGCCAGTGTCCTTATATGGCTCAGCGCCATGCTTGTCGAGCAAGTCCTTCGTAGTGACGGAGAACTTTTTACCACCGCCACCACCTCCACCTTTCCGAGTAGCCGATTTGGATAGCCGACAGGTTGTCAATTGCTCACCAAAGTCATTGACATACCATACACCGTCCATTGCTTCCAGAGTCGCCTTGTCTAGGCCGTCCACAATCTTGGATACTGCGGTGTCCATCTTGCCCTTGACGGTAGCAGTGATTGACTCCAGCGCCTTGAGTTTAGCGTCCTTCTCGGACTTTTCCTCGGCGGCGACCATTTTGGCTATATTAGTGGCAATTCCTTTGACTGCCTTCCAGTCGCCCTTTCCAGTGGCGTCCTTCATCGCTGCGAGTAGCTCGTCTTTCGACATAACCTTGGTAGTTTCGTCAGACATTTTTGTTTGTTACCTCCATTATTTTGTTTACTTTATATGGAGGCGATGTTACCACTTCGCCGATATATTATTCAATTGTTAAAGTGCTGTATATATAATCCTCCTCCCCCATTTGATATATCAATCATATCATAATTCCGGGCTGTTGTCAATAGTATAGTTTGACATAACGGAGCAATATTATAAATTAACTAAAATTGTTTTTGCTCAAGTGGAGTTGACTGACCATATACCACTTGACATAATGTAACTTGACATAAACAGGTTTACATAAAGTAGCTTTACATAACTAGGTTGACATAACACAGCTTAACATAATGTCATTGGTTTGGCAGCTTGACATAATGTATAGCTTTACATAACATATATAGCTGGCAGCTTGACATAAAGCAGCTTAACATAATGCTACCACCCTAGCTCATACATACAGTGTTAATTTTGTTTAGTATACGTCTCTCGAGAATACTCAGATTAGCAAAATCAACCACTACCTAGCTTCTTTACTATCTGCGACAGCACATATATTAGCTTCTGCCTTAGCCACCACCTGTCAAACTGAGGGAAGTATACGAACTCATCTAGTATCACTATCATTAATTAGTCCTTTCACCTTGCCGTCCATTAAGTCATGCATAAACTTCTCAGTAAGAATCAGATTACCTTGCTCATTCATAGTGGCGTCAAAACCACACTCGCAAGAGAATACATTGTCTTTAATTGAGTTCAGCATACTACAAAGAGGGCATATGAACTTCTCAAGGTCTGGCATACGGACTGGTGGTATACTTATAATATCGGTCTCTTCAAGCGGCTCCCAATTTGCAAACTCATCTCTTATCAGCTTCATCAGCTAGAAATTACTCCTTTCTCCATGTCCCACCCGTCACCCTATTTTACTATTGGATACCATTTATCCACTGTGCATCACCTCCTTTCTTACAACTTAGTATATGGAGCTATGCTCACTCATGGCTATATCCTCAGGTGTTGGCTTCCTATCATCAGGAGTTACTATCCCTGCCATAGCCTCTAATACAGCTTTCTCAGGAAGGCCGGACTTTCGTAAGAGTCTAATGTCTTCCAGCTTCTCTAGCGTCTCACGAATCTTGAGTCTCTTACCTATGGCATAATTATATGCTGTGTCAATTCCGTATTTATGTATAGATATAGAAAACTTAATAGCTTCTGTGAGGTATCTTGGTAGCCATTTACATCTCCAGCAATACTTACATCTCCACACACTACCGAAGATATTGATGAAGTGGTGAGTATGTCTCGGGTTATCATCACATCTGTTATCAGGCCAAGTTACTTCCATAACTTCCTCCTTTATACTTCATTTCCCCAGGCATCCCAGTTGTCTCTCCTTTGCCTAGCAAACAGTTCAATCCTTGGTGTTGGACTTGCTTTTTCAATCAGGTCATAAGCAGATGCTGGCTTCTGCGAGTGCTTTCTTATATCTCCATGTATAATAGTTGTTAGGCATCTATCATTAACTGGCATTGAACCTTTGACCGCAAATAGCAGTTGCTCAGTCTGTCCCTTAAAGTAATATCCAAATATAGACCTGTTCTTCATCCAGGTGATAGCTGTCTTGTAGCTAAAGCCCCACTCTATTATTACCATGATAGCTGAGGGTAGTAGAGTATTGGGAGTCCATAGGTATAGATGAGAATTAGGAGCTGATATACTTGGGACTGCTAAGTTCATAATTTCGTCTAACTTCATAGTTTCATAGTATTTGGATGCTCCCCAACCCCAGCCTTTTCCGTACTTCCAGGGAGGGTCAGCATAAATGGTTTTGTAGTATCCTTTGTTTTGCCAAATGTCTATTTCCATGACTCTTTCCTTCCTTATGCTTTTTCCTTATAGCTTCCCAATCTCCAGCTTTAACCATGTATACTGGGAATAGCACTCCGCACCAGCACTCAAATATATTCTTACCAAACGCGGGATAGTGAACAGGACAATGTATCTCTATGCTTAGCTGTGAGCCAAGTTTATCAATCTCCTCAAAGCTTCCCTCTCCCTGCGTATACGCTCCCCAAGTCATTGCTCTACTCCCATGATTCTGGCGCTCCTCCTACTAATTCTATCTCATCCTTTAAGTTATTTAACATCTCCCCAAGGTGGATAAGTCTATCTACATCTTGACCGTCATTCATCTCCTTCTTCAACCTCTGGACGACAGACGCTCTCCGTCTCAGTATGGATGTTCTCTTTACTCTGTCTGGGTCAGTAATAATCGCCCTCTTTCTACCTCTTGTCTCCACCACTGGCTTAGACTCTATGGCAGCTATGCCTTGGTCTATCCAGCACTGTATATGGAAACTTCTCCTATACCACCAGGTCTTGCCAGTTTTCAGCTTCATATAATGCTGACATACTACTTGGTATTCTCCATTAACTATAGGCTTCTCGCAGTAGACACAGGTGCCTTTCTTCCTAGTCTTCCTAATCCAGACATTCATCGTCTTTTATCCAAGTATCTCTTTACTGTCCCCATGCGAACTTTAAGCTCTCTGGCTATATTGATTAGTGATTGCCCATCACTTCTCATTTCTCTAGCTCTAGCTACCCTCTTATTCTTTAGTGCAGAATAAGGACTTATAGTAGACTCAAATACAATACATCTATCATACGGACATTTTTGAGTGCAGAAGTCTTTACCGACCTGGCTCTCAGGGTCAGTTATTCCTGCCTTTGCCATAGCTGGACATATTCGGTATATTTGACTCTTAACCATCTTACATATATTATACCACACAGATTATGAGTTGTCAATGGGCAGTATAAATATATTTAATAATACATATCTTAATATTATTATACGATATTATTCAATATATGATTTGACATAAGCACTAGGATATGTTATAATGTAATAGAATTAGTGGGTAGGAGATTCAATATGACTATGCCAACTGAGATAGCTCCAGGTGATGCTGAACAAATTGCCAAATCTATTGTTCCATACAATCGTGACGATGCTAGATGTAGATACCTTGGGCTTAGAGCTAGTGGGTTTGGCATTAGAGAGGCGCTAAGGCTAATAAGTAAAGCCCAGAGTACTCTATCATCCTGGAGACATGATGAGGTATTTGTTGACCTTGAGTCGAGGATACCAGAGCTTAGACAGAAACTAGCATTAGAGTATGTAAATCTAGAGTTCCTCCGTAACTACCGCCTTATCCTTGAGAAAGACTATAGAGTGATTTCCGCCAGTCTGAGTAGTAAGAAGGATGAGGATGGTAATCTTATCCCTATGAATAAGCAAGACCACGAATATCTAATCAAGATGCGTGGGCATTATACTCCACAGCAGTTACAGATTATGGAGACTCTATTCATGGCGGATAAGAGTGGGCAGGGGTTTGACTTTACCAACTTCGTATTATCTATGTCAAGAACCAAAGAAGAGGTAAAGATAGAAACAAGACAAGCCAACAAACCTGAAATATCTCCGATTGAGATAGCTAAGGATAAAACCTAATGCCAAGGAGACCAACAACTCCAAGGGTGAGAGCCGCAGCTAGGCACAATCTTAAAAAGGCTCAAGTGTCAAGAATAAGGATGCGGACTCCCCGTGCTGCCAACAGAGTAATGAAACAGCGTAGTCGCACATCAACAATGCGTAGGAGATAAGATGAACCCTTCAGATGCTATGAAGATGCTCCTGTCAGATAGACGTGCCTTCATTGAGACACTGATGATGATAGAGGATAAGAATAGGCAGCTTGTTCCTTATGTCCTTAATCCTATTCAGGGAGATATGGAGGAAACCTCAACTGGCAGAGACGCTTATGTTAAGCCAGCACAGGTTGGAGCCAGTTCATATTTTATCTGCGATTTCCTCATTGACTGTATAACCATTCCTGGAACTACAGCCATCATAATCTCCTATGATGAGTTTATCACTGGGCGACTACTTCGCAAGGCTCAAAGCTTCTATGATATACTTAAGGAGCGGATACCGTCTATCCCAGAGATGCATAAGAAATCTACCTCTGAGAAGACATTTAAGGATGTAAACAGTAGTTTCTACATCGCATCAGCTAGAGGCTTTGCTCTTCCTCGTGGTGAGCCTATACATGACCTGCTATTTGATGAGTTCGCATTCTGGCCTCCTGGTGCAGCTGAAGATGTATTTGCGGCTGCTCTACAGCGCGTCCCGCTTCTTGAGAGTACTAAGGTAAGAATACTGTCTACTCCTAACGGTGAGGATAATGACTTCTATGAAGTATACACTGCTGCAAAAGAGGGCAAGGAATTAGGTAAGTCAATATTCAAGTCTCACTTCTATACTTGGTATCAGCACCCAGAGTATATATTGAAGTCTGATAGTCCATTTGCTCTTCCCGGCGATGATGAGCAGTTACTAGACAATATTGATTCTGATGAAGCTAATCTAATGGTGAGGTTTGAAGGGCTTGGCATATCTATCCAGGAAGCACACGATAAGATAAGATGGAGAAGATACAAGATAGCCGAGATGTCCAGCCTCAGACGGAGTGGAGAGACACGGCTCCTCTTCTCCCAGGAATACCCAGAGGATGATATATCTTGCTTCCAGGCTGCTGGAGATATGTGGTATGATAGTGGAGTTATAAACGACAAGGTAAAGGACTGTTATCCAGCTTCTTATCATAATATGTTTGCTGACATCTGGTATCCTCCAGAGGAGGGGAAGTCCTACTTGGTATCTGTAGACCCAGGGCTGGGTAAGATATCAAAGTCAGTAGCTACCGTATGGCATTTCAGAGAAGCGTATAAGAGCGGAGACGACGACATCCCAGCAGAATATATCCACTGTGCTACATTATCTGGATTATATGAAGACTACGATATGGCAGCTAAGTCAATGGAGTTAGCCAAGTACTACAATAGAGCTATAATAGCTAATGAGGATACACTTGGTATAACCTCCCATTTGAAGAACTACCCCAACCTCTACTACCGTACTGACCCTGTAACTGGTAAGGTTGGAAAGAACATAGGCTGGCAGACAAGTAAATCTACTAAACCTTATATGTGTAATGAGCTTGGTAGATGCTTGGGCAAAGTCACAACTCATGACATAAGACTAATAGGACAACTAAGAAACATCAGAGACATAGGAGGACGCCCCACCTCTATAGGAGAAGATGATGTCCACGACTCAGCAGCTATAGCTATGGTATGTCGTAATGCTTCATCAGTAGATGCTGGTTTGGTAGGATGTAGTGGCTGGGACGAAAATTGGGGAGAATAAGGAGGAATATAAATGGATACTTTATCTGGCAGGGAAGTAGTCGCGAGGTGTAATGGACTTAGCAAATACTGGAACAAGCGTAATACTAAGTTTAAGGACTGGTATGGTCTAATACAGATGAAGGACACTTTGAAGCAAAAGAACATGGAGTCATTCGTAGGTAATGACCCGAGGTCTTCATACAATCTTATCCTTAGTATGCTAGACCAGAGAATCCCGCATAAACTCCCGCCAAAGGACATAAGCGTTGACGAGGTAATAGCAGCTGCTGAGTTGTCTAAGATGTTTGATACAGCTTGGGATGATGTATACTGCACATATAGGCGTAGCGGGAGATACTGGCTTAGAGACTTAATTGGCTTCCTAATAGCCACTGGCTGGTATTCAGTATTTGCTACTATATCTCTTGATGGCACTAGGTGTATATCGGAAGTGTGGAATCCTGCTACAGTATTTCCATCTTGGGGTGATGACCTCTATGAGTGCGCTCACATATTCCCAATATCTGCGGCGCAAGCTAAAAGAATGGCAGCTAGAAACGAATGGACATTAAAGCCTTCAGGCTCTGGTAAGCTAGTAATAAATGACCTCTGGATTAAAGAAGGTGAGGCTATCTATAATACAATATCTTTAGATAATGACCTTGTTAAGCCTATGACTCACGAAACTAGATTCCATCGTATTCCTATATTTACAGGGCCTGTTGGCGGACTGCCTGATACAGGGGAACTAGCTCCTCCAGGGTCTGGAGATAACTGGAAGGCTGAAATAGGACAGAGCCCTCTTGCTGCTAATGAGCGTATATATAAGTACTGGAATAAGTGGTGGTCATTCTCTATGCAGTTACTTCGTGATACTGCTCAACCTAGAACATACGAGAAGAGTAGAAGTGGCACACAGATAGTTAAGCCAGAACAATGGTATAAAAGAGGCGCTCACTTTAAGATGGCTCCTGAAGACGAGATAGGGTTCATAGCTCCTCCAGCCATCCCAGTCGAGCTGAGGTCTGCTCAGCTTGACATGGAGGCTATGATGCAGAGAGGAGGCCCTTCATGGGCTATGTATGGGAATGTAGCTGGACAGATGACCTCCTATGTTATGAGTCAGATAACCGCCAGCACTAATCAGATATCTAAGGCTTGTCATCATGGCGTAGTAGACTGCATAACAGATATAGATAACTTCTGGTTTGATATGATGAAGGAGCAACACTACAAGCCATATGGAATGTCTGTGCCTAAGAATCTTCCAGATGGAGCTAAGATAACAGCCTCATATGAGCTGAGGATACCTGGGGACTTAGTCAATAGAGCAACAACTGCCAGGATGCTTAATCCAGGCTTTACTCTGCCTGAGGAAATGATATATGAGGAACTGTTCCCAGAGGTCAGAAATCCTGTAGAGGCTATTGCTCAGGTAAGGGCTGGGTTAGCTAGAAAACATCCTATTAACGTTATGATAAGTCTAGTGCAGTCATTTAGAGAAGAGGCAGCCCTACTGAGAAAGGCTAAAGATAAGGCAGCAGCCATACTCTATGAGAGAGCTGCTGAAAGAATAGAGGCTGAAATAACTGGTGAAGGTGAGGAAGCTGAAGGCGCTGGAGCTGCTAGAGGGGAGCCTGGTTTGGTAAAGCCTGACTCTACCACAGTCCCACCGACTGCAAGTATACCGGCTATTCCAAAATAAGAAAGGATATTATAATGGCTAAAGGAGTTCCGAAGAGAAATGGAAGTGGCAAAGGAGTTAGAGCAAACAAAGGACGTGGAGGATGTAGTACTACAAGGAAAATAGGGCGTAGTAATCGGAGGTAATTATGCCAGACGAAAATGAGTTCAATAAGAAATTAGCTAAGTGGGAAGAGCAGACTCAGCTCTATCAGGATAAATCTGTAGCTGACGAAGCACGTGTAACTTCTTTTACTGAGCAACTGCAGGGGCTTGTTACGCCAGGCCCGGGTAAAGCCTTTATCAATATCCCTTTATGGGAAGCTACTCCTGAGCCTATCAGAAACCTGCTGAGAAAAGAAAGGGAAACATTCTTTCCTACTCTTGGCAGCTTACCAGAAACTACCAGAGGCGAGCTGAGGGTTAGTATAGATGCTGCTCTTACGAGTGTGGAGAAGAATGATTTCTACTCTCGCCTCTATGGTGAAGTTCCGTATGCTATTGTCTCTGGTAGTGCTGGGTCTGCTGATGATATCCTGTCGATGCTTCTTCCTCCAGAAAATCTAACACCTGTAGAGATGGCAGAAGTAAGAGCTACTATAGACGACATGGTAGCTACTCTATTAGAGCCTTCAGGGATAGCACTTCCAGAGGAGATGGAATATCCTGAGTTGAAAGCTCCTGAGGCAGTATCAAGTGTTCCCATTACTATACATCAGCTATCAGTTACTGAGATTGTTAAGTCACTTACCACTCCTAGAACACCAGAAGCTGCTATGACTGAGGCTGAGTATAAAGAGTTTCTAGAATCCAAAGGTTATGACGCCGAGGATATCGACCAAGAGCAACAGCTTTTGGCAGAGCAGCTTATAACATCTTGGCAGGACAGGAATACTCAGATAGAGGCAAATAGAGCTGCTATAGCAGATATGCCAGACTATAAAATAACAGACCTATTAAAGGAAATGGCTATGTCCACAGGTCTATCCTTGATGGAGATAGCTATGGCATATCGTGAGAGAGTGTCTATGCCTCTTGCTGGACATCTATGGAAGAATATCTGGCCTGACATAGAGGCTGAATATCAGCGCTATAAGATAGCTAATCCAGAGGTGTCTGACTGGAAAGCTATGGGGCACGCATTTGAAGACTGGGATGCTCCATATGAAGGAACAGCAGAATGGATGTTTAAGTATCTACTGCTGGAAGGTATTGCTGACCCTCTATCATATGTAGGCTGGGGGATAGCTACCAAAATTACCAGGCCTTTTGGTAGGTTTGGCAGAGTTGTGGGCGGCGTAGAGAAAGGCATGATGGAGATTATGAATCTCCCGTTTGACTTCCTAAAGAGTGTATGGGGAAAACTGCCAAAGACTCTTACTCAGCGGGCATTACTCACTAGAGCTAAATCAGAGCAGTACTTACAGGCATATGTTGAGAAAGTTGCTGGGAAGTCTCTTAGAGATATGAGTATGCCTGACTTTGAGAAGGCAGCCAGTAGGGCTATGAAGTATGCTTTCAATAATCCCCAGGCTGAGAGTGATATAGCTATAGCTGGTAGGGCGCTTCTTGCCCACTCACCAATAGATGAGAAAACTGTAAGGGCTTGGGCGACTAGACTAAAATCTACTCTTTCGCCTGATGATATAACTCCAGCTACTGTCCAAGCTGTAGACGATGTGTTTGAGGATTTCTTCTGGAAGTCTACTAATAAGCTTCTACCCGCAGATGAAGCTGCTGGCAGACTCTTATCCATATTCAATAATGCTGGAGATGACGCTTTACGAGCATCAGCCAAGCGTCTACTTGAGGAAAGGTCAGCGTCCATCATGCTTGGTGCTATGTCATTTGCTGGGGCTAAGAACCCTATAAAGGCTGTAATGTCAGTAGGATATAGAAACTTCAAAATCCATATAGCATCTGAGGAAGCAGTTGCTGCTGTTGCTCGTAGACTATCTGGCTCTCATGCTACTCTACTCCATAGGATAGACTTAAGACTTCAGGCTGTTTGGAGGAACACTATTGACAGATGGATAGTTAGGACCTTCGCAGAAGCGTATCTAACCTTTGGTCTCTACGGTCCTATGAATATGATAGAGGACTTCTTACGCTCAGCCCTTGGAGGAGTTAGACCTGCTAGAATGAATAATGCTAGGTTTATGAGAAAGTGGCAGGGTGTCAGATACGACCCTAATCTAAGCCGAGACGCTATGTCAGAGATGTTAGGATATTTCAGGGCTAGACCAGAGGGTGAACTTAATAACTGGATACTACAGCTTGGGGGCTTGGCTAAGGGCTTTGGTGATAGAACATATAGGATATTAGTCCAAGCTCCTGGTCATGTAGGTATGGAGGTGAGACGTAACTTTGTAGACGGCAGAGCTACGCAGATACTATCTGACATAGGAGGAGACGCAGTACTGAGATTGAGAAATGCTGGTTCTAGCATTGTTCCTACTACCATTGGTAATAAGCCACTCAGACGGCAGATACAGGCAGTAGCAGATGACCTCAGACTATCAGGAGACCCTAGTGTTATAAGAGCTGGTAAGGACGAGTTTACTCGTCTTAAGATTCTCAGAACTGAGGTAGACTCAATTCTACAGGAACATCCTAACCTACCGAGGACAGTAAGAGACCAGATAATGGGCGCTTATGACGACAATATCTTATTGCGTAGCGCTGATGATATTGATAGAGTTGTTAGAGGAGCCAGTGACCTGATGATGGACGACTTTCTTAGGAGTCCTACAGTTGCTGCTCAACAGTATAGGGAGCTAGCAGATTTCCTCGTGGCTCTTGAGGTAAAGAATCCTCAGGAAATGGCGTCAGCTATTCAGGCAGTTCATAAGATGTCGGAGATATACGGTGCTCTTCCTGACCAGATAATAGGCAGAGTCACTGTTAAATCAAGAGGCCTTCCGCTTGTTGACAGACGAGCTGCCTTTGATACTGAGTTTGATAGAATATACCAGTTCCTAGACTCTGCTGGGGCAGATATAGATAGAGTGATAAACAGTCTCACTACAGCTAAGATTGGGTCTGCTGGCTATATTAAGGCTAGAACAAGAGTATTTGATATTATGACTACTAAGCGTGAGTATGCTCTTGAATGGAGAACTCAGAATATGGCAAGACGCCACGATATCTTTGCTGGTGTATCTAAGAAAGATATGACTGCTGAGTTCTGGGATGACTTCTATCTGCAGATGAATAGAGAGTTTAAGGAGTTCACTCTTAGGCAGGCAGACCTTGATGGACAACTCGTTAGAGCTATGGACGCTATGAATATAAGTGCTGGAGCTAAGATAACATCTAGAGCTCCAATCATAGTTAGAGATAGACCCTTGGCTCCTCAGGATATAGCTGCTCTTCTTGGTGTAAGAGGAGACGATATATCTCGGGCACTGCTTGATGTACTTACAGTCCAGAATAATAGGGAATTCTTCATATCCTATGTGAGAGCTATGACTAGGCCTGGAGACGTTGGGTTTACTAAGAAAGCTATTGGCGAAGTCTATGACCAGATAGCATATAGCCTTAGAGTAGCTCCAGAGTCTATGTCGTGGATAAGTGGTAAGCAGTTAGAACTGGATGCAGCGAGAGTTGAGATACATAGCCTATACAACTCTAAACTCCTACCAGATAGTGAGATAGCTGCCATAGGTAAATACTTTGACGATGTAGGTGGCGCTGTAGAGGAGCTGATGTATAAGAGAATTCCTCCTAAAGGTAAGAAGCCTGGCGGTCTAAAAGTAAAGGATGAATATGCCAACTACGACGACCTCCGTCAGCAGGCTATGGATGAAGCTAATAAGTGGTATTATCAGGAGTATCCTGACTACACTAATGCTAATGCCTTTGATGCTATGATGAAGACAATCTATCCTTACTGGACGTACGAAAGTCAGCGATGGTTCTGGTTACCTCGTAGCTTTGTCCGCCATCCTGGAACTTTCACTGCCTTTGAAAGGTGGCAGGATAATACTGACTATGGCTATATCCATATTCCTAATACCTCAGTAGATGTAAATCCTTTCAGAGGCACAGTGTATGGCTCTATGACTACAAGGCTAACAAGACGGGACTACCCTGAATACTACGACTCGCTTGAAGCGGCTAGCGGTCTGATAGAGTTTAATGACTACCTCACCAGATTTGGTTTCTACCCGGGCGCTCATCTTAGCATACCTCTAGCAGCTATGGGTGGTCTTGAGCAGCAGATGGGTGAGACACTACCAGCAATATGGAAGACTCCACTCAATGCTCTTATCGCTCTGAAGCCTGAGAGTGAGAATGTCAAGTGGCTATCTGACCATATATTCTCTGATAGATTCAGGGACTATATGACTATACTAGAAGTGAATAAGAGAGGCTATAACGGAAGTCATCTCTGGACTAAGGTAAAAGAGGATATAGACCTTACTGATGAGGAACAGGCTATATGGGACTCTGCAAGAGGTGAAGCTGCATTCTACGGAGTTGGCTTTGAGCAGTTTGGTCTATTCAGGCTGAGGTCAGATGAGCAGTATGCAGCCTATGAGAAGTCAGCAGCCGTCATTGAGGAGATGACTGGATATACTGAGAAGCAGCAAACATGGCTACGAAGACATGGTTATAGAGTATGGGATGTGGTAGGAGGTATGTCAGCTACTAACCAAGCTATACTGCAGGAGATGGAGATATATAAGTGGATGGGCAGTAAGACTCCAATGCTTCCATCTAGACAGCAGGAGGAACTAAAGAAACTGGACTTAGACTGGGACGATGTTACGTCCTATACTGAGAGTAATAAAGAGAAGATACTTCAGCTTCAGCAAGAGTTTCTATCTAGCATCCTAGGACCAAAACAGTTTGAGGACAGAGTTCAAGCTCTCTATCAAGCTCAGAGAACTTATATAGATGAGAAGACGAAGGAGAATCCTAATATGACTCTAGAGGGTAGGATGGAGTACTATAAGAAGTATAATATAGCTATTCCTGTCCAGCATCCTATGAGGGAACTTCTTAATCTTTACTTTAGTATAGAGCTGCAAGATGCTTATGATGACGTAACTGGTGAGCGCTATACTGACTGGGATACATTCTTTGCTCAACGGGCGGCTATTGGTGATGCTATCCCAGAGGGACTCAAAGATGAATGGGATACATACCTATCTAGAAATGTTGTTAGAATATGGGAGATTAGAAGCGACGTCAATAATAAGTACTTCCGAAAGTATTATGAGCTTGGAGAAGCAACCTTAGCTACTTACCCTGAGAATGAGCAAAAACTGATTGAGGAGTTTCAGTATCTTAGAAGAACTGGTCAGCAACTAGATAGACAAAATGAGATTAGGGAAACAATCTCATCCAAGACTGGCAATAAGATAATGTCCAGCTTTGAGTCAGATGTATCAGATAACCGAGCAGCCCTCAGATACGCTAATCCTCACCTAGATGCGTGGCTATTTTACTGGGGAAAAGTCACTAGCTTCAAAACTCCTCAGGCAGAGGCGATATATCATCAGATAGCGATGGATACTGGAAGGAAGATATAATGGCTGGCAACGATTTTTGGTCACAGTTTGAGCCAGATGAGCTATCTCCGAAGGTCATGCGTTTGTCAGTACTTCCGCCTCGTCAGCAAAAGATTGAGACTCTAACTCATTACGGTAATGGGAATCTTGCCTGCGTTAGATGCGGTTTCTCTGATATAAGGGCTCTAAGCTTAGACCATATTAACGGCAGAAGCCCTGCTGATAACTGGCGTAACAAAGCTAGAAGTGGCTATGCTCTCTATCGGCGGTTGAGGTCTAGAGGCTACCCAGCAGGTTATCAGACTTTATGTATGAACTGTCAGTGGATAAAGAGGGAAGAGAACCATGAGCTTTGGAGGAAAATATAATTTGAAATGTTGTATAATAATACTATGTTACATATATTTCATTATATCTGTTGACATAAGTGGCGATGATGTGTTATAATATAGAATAGGAGGTGAGAGAACAATGGGCAACGAACTGACCTATACTAAGAATGATGACGGGACTATTAGTGTGAAGGAGACTTCTTCTAACGATGGAACTGTTGAGACTAGAGAAATCCGTTACGCTAAGGAAGCTGACTTATTGGCAGTAAAGGGGAGCTCTCAGGCAGCTAAGGAAAGGGCAGAGACAGCGGAGGCTGCTTCTAAAGCAGCTGAGGAATCTTCCTCAAAACACAAAGAAGAGATTAAGACCGCTAATAAATCTCTAGACGAAACCCACCAGAAGCAGCTTGAGGCTGAAGCTAAGGTGGACAAGCTTGAGGAACAGGTTAAAGCAGGTGTCGGTTCAAAAGAGGAATTGGACAAAGTCAAGACGGAACTAGAGGCCGCTAAAACGAGCGGAGAGGGGCTTACTAATAAAGCCCTTGATTATCGCAGGCAGATAATTGCAGCTACCTATGGCATACCTGTTGATACATTAGGCGAAAAGACGATGGAACAACTTGACTTTTACGAGGAAGCTTTGAAGGCCGTAATCGCCACTAAGGCAGCTGGGAACTTTGCTGTTGGCGGCGGAGGTGGTGGAGGCACTCCAGTAACTTCATTAGATAGAGCAAAGGCTACTATTGCAGCTGCTATGGAGCGAAGAAACCAAGGATTTAATAAAGACTAAAAATTAGGAGGATAGGAAGATGGCAGACTCAGGTGGACATTGGGCGACATTAGCGGAAGCTGAGAAGCTTACACAGTCAACTCTTATTCCTGGAGTTATAGAAACTGATGTTAAGAGGAATAATCCTCTTGACAGAATGCCTGTAGCTCAGGCCGCAAACTCTGGAAAGAAGATACAGTGGGTACGTGAGAAGACCACAGTAGAAGACTCAGTAGCCGATGTAGATATTGGCGAGCAGCTTGTGTGGTCTGATGATGTAGAGTACGATGAGGTTGAGACGAAATTGAAGCGTCAGTATGTTCAGAGGAAGCTTGACCACTTCGTTCGTGACATCTACGGTAATATGTCTAACTATAGAGCTCAGGTGCTGCTTGAAATGGAGAAGGGTCTGAAGCGGAAGATTGGAGATAAAATCTTCTACAATGACCTAACCTACGGAGGAGCCAAACAATTTGACGGCCTCCATGCTTTGGCGGCAGAGAACAGTCTGACCTCAGGACTCAACATAGACGGCGCTGGTGCTGGTCTAGCTCTGGAGGACCTGAGAACTATGGCTGATGCTATGGTAGCTGGATGTGATGAGATATGGCTTCCATTTGCTCTCATAAGGAGAATAGAGGCAGCCTATGAGGAGCGTGGCTTCGTGGCTCTTGCATCAGCTACTGCTGGCTCTTTGTCTCTACTCACCAGAAGTATCAGTGACATTGGCAAGCGTATACTCTACTGGAATGGCATACCCCTTGTTCCTACCGACTACCTGGTAGCTGAGGAAGCTAATACAGGTGAGACTCATGTTATCGGAGATGCTAGAGCTAAGTACACAACCACAAAGACTTACAGCGTCTTTGGAGTCAAGTTCGGTAATGTGATGGAGAAAGACCCAGGTGTATGCTTAGCCTACGGCGGAACTGAAGGCGCTGGCGACTTCTATAAGCTAACTCCGTTCCCAGAGCTGGAAGACTACGATGCTGAGGGTATGAGGATTACTAGCTACAACTCAATGCTTCAGGGCAGTAAGTTTACTGTCGCTCGTATCTTTGACATCATAGACGCTGCAGTAACTGCATAAAGTAAATAGTAAAAGGAGGATTTCAGATGAGGACTCGACTCGACTACGATTTGAGAAGTGAGAACGGATGCGTTCTCCTTCTGCCTCCCCACGTTAAGACCGATGAGATTAACATGGGAGAGCCTGACATATTTGCTGCTGATACCCAAAAGTACCCGGTTGGTTCTCTAGCATGGTATCCAGGCATAGGCAAGAAGTTCCGCTATGTTAAGGCTGCAGAAGATATCACCGAAGCGACCTCTGCCCGTCTAGTTGCTAATGGCAACTATGCTGCTGGTGTCGCTGCTGGTGGCATAGCTGCAAACGTGCATGGCTATAATGGTCTCGCTTTTGCCCAGGCAGAAATAGGTCAGAGCTACATTGATATAGACCTTACTGAACGTGCCGTAAACTTTTTCGAGGGTAGCTATCTTCAGCTCTTACCCGCTGCGAACCCTATAGCTCAGTACTATGTCATAGGTTCTGATGTATCTACGGCTACATACACCAGGGTTTATATTGACCAACCGCTCAAACAGACGATTACTGTCGCCATGTATATCGGGATAAGTGCCAGCCCTTATACTAGGATTATAAACGGCAGTACAGCTCCTGCACGATACAAGTCATTTGTCGGTATACCTTTCGCTAACCCAACTAGTGGTCAGTATTCCTGGATACAAACTGCAGGGCCTGTTTGGATACAGCCAGGAAGCTGGGCTGATGATAGGCTACCTGGTAGGGCTCCGAACTTCCGAGACGTATACGCTGCGATAGACGGAGCAATCACGTGCAGTTGGGTATTCGGAGCTGCTACCGACGGCTACCAGAGAGTGGGCTACTTGTTAGACGCCACCGCGCATAACTATGGAAGTGTCTTCATTATGCTTCAGCTGGAAGGCTAACGAGGATATAGGCTAAGGGGCTGGGCCTTAAGTCAGCCCCATGAGATAAGTCGGAAGGAGGGATGACAGATGATTTATCAGGTCATAGATAGGGAGACGATAGCAGATGTTTCAGCAGCTGTAGGATTTACTGATGCTAAAATACCACCTGCTGACAACAAGGTTATCTATGCTCTCATTCAAGCTATAGGTGGTGATGTCAGATTCTGTATAGAAGGCACTATTCCTACAGCTACCAAAGGTCTCAGACTCCCCGAGGACTCTATGATAGAGGTTTGGGGAGACCAAGCGCTACAAGACTTCCTCTGTATCACAGATGGAGACCAAGCTAATACTCTCGAGGTGGTTTACTTCGGCAGAGGAGGGCTGTAATGCTTAAGAACTATTCTGGCGCAAGTAGTGGAAAGATAAGTGCTTTATATCATGAGGCCTTCCACGAGTCCTTCACATTTCCAGAGGACTCAGACGAGCAAGTGACCTTCACTGCTAAGGACGCAGCCAACACTTGGAGTGACTGGGCAGAAGTCAAAGATGACCAGAATGTTACACTGTCGTCCAAGTTTACCACCTACAATGGTCATATATCAGCTGTAACCGCTGAGACTACAAACCAGGCAAACAAGGTCTATATGCTGGAAATTGCTTATGGAGCTTCAAAGACTATAGTTGCTAGGTTTAGACTTTACGGCGGTGCTGTGCCTAAACAGACTCAGAGAATACGAGCATTGAAGATTCCAGCTGGCGAGACCATCTACTACAGGATGAAGTGTGAGGTAGCATCTGCATCAGCAGAAGTCCATATCCGTTATCATTTAGACGACTAAACTAAGGAGGTAAGAATATGCCATTGGCAGTAGATAATCTGACAGTAGATAGCGGAGATGATGTTGTCAAGGATGCTATCTCAAAGAGTATAGAGAAGTGTATGGCTGAAGGAGGAAACCAGAAGGAATGCGCTGCTATGGCGTATTCTATAGCTAGAGAGAATACAGGAAAGCCTATGGCTGGGGGGACTCAGCAGTGAAAACTAGACACCCTGCCAAGTTGAACAGTAAGACGCCGCAGTGGTTTAAGGAGTTCTATAATAGAGAGTTCTATCATCTTCAACTTAAGGTTGACACTCAGGGTAGGATAGTTTGGATAATCTTAGCTGCTGTAGTCGTCGGGCTAGTAAGTAAGTTCTTTGGGTTTGGAGGGTAACATGAAGTTTAACATACATAATGGACAGATGAGATTCAGCTCAATTTCTACTGGGAATAAGCCTATATTCCGTAATAAGTCTCCTAAGAAGATGCTGATGGTGAGGAGCGTTAACGGTGGAGAGGCTACTTCCTACAGAGCTGATAGCCTAGGCAACATTGATGCAGTTATCCCACAGCACATAGATGTAATGGTTGGGCTTGGCTATCCCATATATAGTGGAGACGGAAAGACAAGGCCAGTTCCAAAGGATATGCTTATCTATCCTAATTCTAATCTTGATAGCACATATTGGCAGAGAATAAACGAAATAAAAAATCTAAGGATGGAGGTGTAAGATGGCTGAGTTTTGGTATAACACAGCAAAGATGCGGCTGATAGCGGGGTCTACAGGAGAGGTAGATATAATCAATGACACGATTATCATTCTAGCTCTGGAGACAGATTTGGAGGAAGCAGACAACGAGTTTGTAGATACAGTTCTGGGCGGTGCTGGTGTTGAGGTAACATCAACTGGCTACACTGGTGGCTTTGAAGGTGCGGACAGGCTCACTATAGCTAGTCTAGCAATCGCAGTTGACGAAGCTAATGACAGGGCTGAGATTGACTGTGCTGACATCACCTGGACTGCTATTAGTCAGGCTGCGGCTGAGACCTGGGTGGCGTTCCTGGTAGCAAAGGAACTTACAAGTGATGCTGCCTCGCCGCTGATTGCTCATCTGGAGCCAACTGGAGTCCCGCTAACTCCCAACGGGTCCGACATCAAGATAACCATTGATGCTGAGGGCCTACTCCAAATCACCTAATAGATTAGCATAAAGGGAGCAGTTGATATGGTTCTCTGCTCCCGTGCTTAGCATGAGACTTAGATGGTCTGGTTGCGAATAATTAGCCGGAAGTGGAGTAGTAATGCCCCAAGTAAAGATAGAACAATCAGGTTGCTGTGAGCGTCACGGTCTATGTCAGGTGCGTCTTGCGATGTATCTTGAGCCTGGAGACTATGGGTATGAGAGATGCCATATCCGAGTGCCTGTAATTCCCGAAGGGGGATATACGGGTGCTGTTGACACTATGGGTAGCCCTGTAGACCAAGCTGATTATGATGCTTGGATAAACAGTCTACCGAAAGTTCGGCAGCTTAATCCCTTCCATAATCACTTCCTACATCTTGAGCCTGATGTAACCGACCAAGAGATAGAAGACCTGATGGCATTTCACCTGCCTAACTTCTATGAGGCGTGGCGACAGGACTAT